TTGAGCGGGTCGCCGCAAACCCACGCGAGCTGCCCCCGATCAAGTATGAAACCCAGCGAGTCAATCAGTATGAGTTTGTCACCCCTGACCAGCTTGAGGAGTCCAACGCAAGGACCGCGAAGGCTGCGAGGGCGCAGACAATCCGCGAACTTGCTGATAGCCTGAAGACCCGTAAGCGCATCGGACTCTGAAGTGAAAAGTGATTTTGCAATTGTTAGTTACATTCGCTTCAAGGAGCGTCGTGGAGGCCCTTATCTGCCATTCGCCTACCAGAACTATTACATCAACGAAACAAGACAGTACCAAGGTGTAGATTACAATTTTGCCCCGCTTGGTGTCTCAGGCGGTGGCGGCAGGCAAGGGGGCGAGCGTGGCAGAGGTGCAATTGTCTGCCCCTCTAACACCCTTGTTCAGAACATTTTTTGGGAAGCGGACTCAAATAGGTGGCTGGTGGAAATCGCCTCAGTTGAGGTTGATACACAGAGCGATCAAGAACTTGCACTGATAACCAAGCAGTTTTGGTCCTGCCGCATTGAAGGCAACATTGAAATTGGCAAGCCTGGGTATTCCGTTTTACAGCTGTCGAGCCCTCTTGACACGGCTAATGCTATAGTTGGCGGCAGACCTCTTTCTCAGTTTATGGTTGGAGCACTGCCAACAAGCGGGACCATTAGCGTATGAGCCTGCATGACTACCTTGGGCTCAAACATGGATTTGGAGCTGACCCAAGAGACGGTAAAGCCGCAGATTGCCTCCTCCTTTGTTTTGCACTTCTTGAAGAGGGTGGTGCTTTTGCCCCAAAGCTTGACCCAAGCTGGATTGAGATGGCAAGAGCTGGCCTCTGGGGCTCTCTTGAGGCAATCTGGAACAGAATGACGGTTGCTGTTGATGGCCCTGAGCCATTTGCAGTTACCCTCCACCGCAACAAGCCAAGACCCGATCACCCAAGACTTGGCGTTTCAACACTGATTGAAACAGGCGGATCGCTGGGCATTGTTATGATTCATGCAAGAAAGGGTGTGATCTGGCTACCGCTATCTACACCCGGACTGCCAAAGTTTCAATTCAGGAAGTTCAAGCAGTGAAGCCACATCTTCTGCCCATGCACTACCGGCTGGGGCGCCTGCTGGGCATGAGGCCGGAGGATGTCAAGCGCTTCTACTGGGAGGCCGCCAAGAAGGCCGCCGAGGGGCCTCAACCCGCTGTCGTGGCAGGCACTGGTGCCGAGACCCTGGCGATCATCGCTCTGGTCTCCTCTGCCATCAGCGTTGGCCTGACCATCGTTGCCCAGTTCTTCCGGCCCAGTGATGCCGCTCCTGGGCGCCTGAAGCCGGTCGCCAGGGAGGGGAAGACGATCAGCGATGGCCGCCGGTATGCCCCGAGGGACGGCTTTGACGCGCTACAGGATGTTGCGCCGATTGGCGAGCGAATGCCGATTGTTTTTGCATTGCGCGAAACGATTGGTGGTGTCACTTATGGCGGTATCAGGGTAAACACGCCGCTTCTTTGGAGCCAGATACAAACCATAAATGGCAGGCAGCTTCTTAGGCTGATTTTTCTGATTAGCGATGGGGGTGTTAGCGAAGTTGATCCAAATGGTTTTGCTATTGGCAATAACCTATTGAACGCTTACAACCTTGGCGATGGGACGCAGCTCGGTGCCTCCTATTCCGCTTATCTGAGAGCGAATGGTGGTCGCATAAAGTCGGTCAATCGTATTGCAGGCAGGCAAGCAAACCTTGATCCAGGCAACGCTCAGAACCAAGGTGGCGAGGATGTTTTTGAAGTTCGATCAATTGATGGTGTCCTTGCCCCCGACTTCTGCTCTGTAAGCAGGCCAGGGACAAACACGGCTTTTGGTGTTCACTCGCCAATTGGCAATAATCTTGGCTACAGAGTTAACCCTGTAATTAAGCCGAAGTACCAGGCGCAACTGGTGCCCAAGGGTGATGACGGCGATTCTAGGGTAAAATGCCAAGTCGATGAAGTTGCTGCGGCTCAAAGGCGAAAAGCAAAAGCATTCTTTTCCACTCGCTCTGGTTTTATTAGTGGCAATGCAAACGCTATTGGTAATACGCTAACCTATGTTCTTGACAGGTCGAGCGATGTAGAAACTGACTTTGGTAAAGCCCTTGACCCTGGCGCGTGGAGTGTCGATGTTGAAGTTCAGCGTTTATCTGGCAGTGCTACAACTGGTGTCGATTACAGTTCAACATCTTCTTCATCTTCTCTTTCTTTCGGTGCAGACGTACCGACCATAAATCAGTCTGCACTTATTGGTGGAATTCAGTGGCTGAATGCGAGCGATAATGTTGTTTCTAGTCCAGTTGTTACAATCACTAATGTATCAAGCAGAAAGGTAGAACTTAGCACAAAACTTCAGTACAGCGCATCAGGGTTGACAGACGCAGAAAAAGCCCAGCTCCTTTATTCAAGATTTAAGCTTACTTTTGTAAATAGCGCGGTTGATAACGATGACGAGCCATCTGTTTTCTACAGGGTTGGCGTAAAGCAAAACAAAAATATCCCGATAAACTACGACATTGACTTTGGCAATGAAACATTTTCACTTGACTACGGCTCAAGCACGACAGCCTATCAAGTTCAGTCCTCAGTGGATTCAAGGAAAACCGTAACCGCTCGTATCAACAAAAGCGAACTGATCAGTGAGCTGGCCGCTGACGTTGCATCTACAATTGCTGGCAAGCAAGAGCAGTGGGACGACTCTATACAACTCGGCGCTCTCTATAAATTTGGCACAGCCCTCCTTGTTTGCAGCTCTCGCAGCCCCGATGGTGAGGTTTTCTACAGCGAAGCCGGTTTTGAACAGCCGAGCGAAGAAGATCCCCCTCCAGGGCAAAGCATTACAGCAACCTTCACCGTCGTCAGGCCAGGGGTTGTCGCACTGACGAATCTTGCTGATCTTCGTGTTGATGGAAATGAAGACCAGCAGCCACAAAGATATGTGGGCACAAACTTCCCGCATCTGTTCAGAATTGATATTGCAACTATCACAACTAATCGCCCAACGGAACTTGTTGAGCTTATTGTAAGGAGTAACCTTGGGATTAGAATCAACGGTCTTTGCAACTTCAGGGATACAATATCTTATGGAGCCGCTGACGACAAGGCTTGTCTTGACTATAAAGGAGACACAGTTTCCCCTGGTGCAACATTAAAGCAGTATATCTATACATCGGGTGCCGTAACAACCTCTCAAATGAGGTACTCGTTTTTCAGGGTTCGCGTCCGCATTAGCGGCTCCAATGACCCATGGATTGAATTTCAGCAGTGCTACTGCTTCCGTGGCATTAGCCAGCAAAATCAGTTCAACACTATTCGCTTGCAGTTTCCGAGTGTGGCCCAATGGGAGATTGAGCTAGAGCCCCTCTCTGGCTGGGAAATCAGATCAGGCAACGCCAGCGGAACTTATGTCTTGATTGATGGGAAGCAGGAATCAAACTCAACCCTGATCACCAAAACTCGGAACGGGGTAACGCTTCAGGTTTACGGTAGGGAGGGCAGCGGCGCTGATATTGGTGTTGGGCCGGGGAATGAGCCTTTCAGGCTTCCTGCTGTCCGCAAGGCACCAAGCCAGGGATACGGAGATTTGGGCTATGGATACACCGATGACGACGGTGATAACAGAACTCAGTTTGTGGACGTTTTTGGCGCACTCGCTGAGACCTTTGTCTTTTCTGAAGTGACATCAACCGCTGAGGGCGGCCCCGAGCACGAGATTGTTGCAATAAATGAGATTGTCGAAAATACCACGACTCCGCTTTATCCCGATATAGCAACAGGCGGGCTCAACATTCTTCCTGGAAATACTTTTCAGCAGCTTGGCCAGCACTCCGCTTACGTCAACGCTGGATTCCCAGACTGCAGGCGCTTAAGGAATAATTTGACACTTGGCCCCAGCCACCTATTGCCAGATATAGCGCTAGAGCTTTTAACAAATTCTATCTATGGAACTGGTGAAGACGTAAGCGATGACCAAATAGATTTTGACTCCTTCAAGGAGGCCGCAGACTGGTGCCATGCTAACAGGTATTTCTGCGACATCGGCTACACACCACAAAATGTCATCGAATGGATCAGTCAAACAGCCGAACAACACCTTCTGCTGTTCCTTGAGATCGACGGAAAATTTGTGCTTAAGCCGCTTTTTCCCTATACACCGGGTAACTACACAGACTGGAGCCAAAAAGTTGACATCAAAGGGATGTTTGGCCTGCTGCAGATCAAGTCTTTCTCGTTCGCTGCTGTTGAAGAAGAGGCTCGCAGGCCAATTCAAGCTTCGGGCAAGTGGAGAGAGGAAAGAAAGGTCAGCAACGTAACAAATCCTGGCATATTCCCGAACGAAAGAGAAGTTCTGGTCAGGGAGGCGGATCCGAAGTCTTCCGATTCCGATCCAATTCAATCGTTTGACCTTTCAGACTTCGCTACAAACGAAAAGCATTTAATTGACTATCTCAAGTACAAAGCAAGAGTTCGTCGCCTTTCAACTCATGGCTGCACGATTGAGCTTACACAGGATTCTCTTCTTTCTCCGCTTAGGCCAGGGGATTATGTTCAAATCCCCGTAGAAATGACTTTCTATAGCGAGTTTAAGACTGGAATCATCAGGAGTGACGGTGTTCTAGTTGCAACTCAAGACATAGGGCCTGGCACGTATCCGGCCCTGGTTTGGAGTGGAACAGCCGAAGACAGCCCAGCGGAGGGAAGCATTGTTGTAGCGACTGATGGAACAGCGCAGCCAGAGGGGACTATTTTTTCCATAAAGGAAACCAGCTCAGACCTTAAAACTTACAGGATTACTGACATAAATCCCAGCGAAAACGCTGGCTTCACCCTTGATCTTATTGAATCGCCAATTGATAGCTCGGGCAGGCTGGTTCTGTCCCAGAATTGGGGAGGGACATCATCCAACGCCAACTGGGAGATCTTAAAATGAGCACCGTTGACTTTCCGTTGATAATTCCGTCATCCATGGAGTTTTCGCCTCCAGAATTTCCAATAGGCGAAGATGTAAGCATTGGAGGTGTCTATACAAGGCGCAGGTTTGGCAATCGCCCATCAGAGGGTAGACTTCAGACCGAGTTCAGTAATGTCGCAAATTCAATTGCCGCTTCTGTGCTAAAAAGTCATCTGGACTCAGGCGGCCTTGCCTCAATCAACTTTGACTCCTCCTTTTTCTCGGGTGCGGGAGTGGAATTGCTGGTCTACTTAAACAATAGCGCCTATCAAGGGCTTTCCTGGTACTTTGCCAAGGGGTCGCCGCCACGTATCAACAGGGTAGAGGGTGGCGGGCAGCTATCAAATATGTCCATTGAGTTCGTTGCTAGGCTGGTCGCAGGCTAGTACGCTCTTTTCCGCTGTTTCAGTCATGGGTATCGCAACCGGCGCAGACGCCTATGTTTACTGGAATGGCTTCCATGTAGGAAGCTTTATCTCTGCGGAGCAGCCGACTGAAAAGCCTGCTCTTGAGACGACTCCGCTTGGTGTCTCGGACAGAACCTATGTCAGTAGCAGGCTGAGAAACAACACCTTCTCTGGCACCCTTTTCTACGATCCTCAAGACTCAACCGCTAACTCACTGATTAACGCGATTGATCAAAATAACGCAGTTGATGGCGTAATGAAGGTCGAATGGATCAAGAACACGTCTGATGGAGCCAGGGAAGGAAGTGCCATTGTTACGTCTCGCGGTGCATCGGTTTCCGTTGGGGACTTGATGCGTGTCAACATATCTATTCAGTTTACCGGAGCCGTTACTGGCAGCTTCTAATGTCTGTAATCCTTGGTGCTGGCGGCGCAATTGAGTTCAGTCGTGAGTGGCCTGATCCCACTGCGCTTCCACAGTCCGCTGCCAAGCAATCCTCAATCCTTTGCCGTGAGCCAGGCTTTTGGACTGGTCAGCGAGTTTTGATCTATTCGCATCTTGGCGTCCCCCTAAAAATAAATGGCGCAGCATACGCTCCATGTCCAGACGGCCACAGGTTCTGGGGTGACAAGGGCGTGGCTGGCCCCAGAACCCTGCACAGAGGGTCGGATTCAAAGCCCTTTTGGCGCCTCAGCGACTCTTCGTGCTTCTGGGAGGATGAATCATCGGTCGGTCTCGTAAGACTCGTTTCTGCGTATATCCATAGGAATCAAATTGATCAGATAACTTTTTATACTTCCGAGTCGCACGCTGTTAGCAAAAACCCTGCAGGCTTGGTCCCCTTCTCTCCTGTTCACTATCAAAGTCTTTTGATAGCTCCATACGATTCGTCAAACGCTTACCAGCTCAGTGTCGAAGCTCTTGGGCTTGCGCTGTTTGGAGCAGGCATAGACAAAGAAGTGCCATCCACAAATCTATTTGAAACGCCGGAGCCAATTCAAAAATCTTACGACGACCCCGAGAGAAGAGGTTGGCACTTTTTAGCAGAATGCCGTGACTGGGCGCTGCAAACTGACCCGTCCGTTCTCGATTCAACCGCAATTGGCGAGGATTTTGGTGATAGCGTCAAGGATGTTGTGAGGGGGTCTGGCAGCTTCAACTGCTATATCCCTGTCGGCTTAAGTAGCTCTGGCAAGGTGGATGCAAAGAGCTTTGTAAGGCTTTCCTTGATGACCGAGACCGGATCCAAAGCCAGAGCGAGATTCAGGGTGCAGGAGGAGGCTTTGGGAACCTGCGAACCGGAAGAGACCGTCTGGTTTGAATGTGACATGCTGCTTGGCCCAGGGGAAATATCTGCGTCTTTTGATGGCGCGGTGAACTACAGCGCTCAATTCGTCGTCGTCAAAGATAAAGATGGCATGGGCATCAAGCCTGTAATAGGCGTTTTCTCCTAGCCGAATCAGTCCAGAACGGCTTGGCTAGGCTAGTGGCACGCTGTTGGGATAAAACGTGCCTGCTCTCGCCCCGTCCGACTCAAGCGGTTTCATAAACGACGCCGAAGACCAAGGAGCGGTTAAAGAGCAGCTTGGCGTACTGGTTGATATGCTGCGCCAAATTGGCGGAAACGCCAATGTAGTTGCTGGTGCTCTTGAGCAAGCCGACCCCCTTTCCTCGCCTTTCACTCTTTACGTCAACCCATATATCGGCTCAGACAATTTTGTAGGCGGATCTTACAACAGCTTTGAGGCTGGCTCGACCGACGAAGAGATTATTGCGAGCAAGCTCAAAAGAATTGAAAAGCAAAGGCTTGAGTGCGGCTATACCCCATATAGACCGTTCAAGAGTATCAACAGGGCCGCAATTGAAGCAGCGATCATTACGAGCAAGGAATGGTACACCTATTCCGATCCGAAGGCTCATGTTGACTGCGTAACGATTGTTTTAAGCGGTGGCGTTCACATTGTCTACAACAATCCCAGCAGCAGCCCTACGGGTCTGGCGAGCTGGGGGGAGTCAAAGACACCAACGATTGAAGAGCTGATAGCTTTCAACCCTGTTACAGGTGGTGTACTTCTTCCTCGTGGCTGCTCGATGTATGGGCAGGATCTACGCAAAACAACCATTCGCCCCAACTGGGTTCCAGCTGCTGTAGACGAAGCCGCAGACTACAGCAATCGCAGGGCGATTCTGAAGGTAAGCGGAACCGGATTCTTTTTCAATGCTACCGCCATGGACAAGGTGGGGCATACGGAATCCGTTCACCTGCTTGATGTATTCCAGCCGGGGAGCAAAGCAGAGCTTGATGCCTTCTACCTGAAGATTGCATCCGCTGTTGGCTCTGGCGCTGATCTTGCAAACGGGCTTCTTGTTACCCGCCCAAGCGAGCACGAAATCGTAGGCCCCATCAATCAGGCACAAGCGCCCACCTCCAGCTGGGATACCACTGCTGGTGCATCGCCTTACATTTTCAATTTCTCTGTTCGTTCTGAGTATGGAATGGGCGGTGCATTCTGGGATGGTGACAAGATAAGCGGCTTAAAGTCAATGGTTTGCGCTAACTTCACCGGCACAAACCAGCAAAAAGACCTGAGGTGCTGGCAAGTTTACGAAGGTGGCAACTGGGTTACTCTGACAAATTCCAGCCAAGATTACCAAAAATACATTGATACTTCACCGGACAATTTAAGAAGGAATCCAGCTCGTACGACCCGTCATATCTCCGCTATCAATGATGCCTATATCCAGAAGGTATCCATCTTTGGGATTGGCCAAGGCGAAGTCACGCTGGCTGACAACGGTGGCGAGATTACAGATAACGGAGGCAATTCTACCTTTGGTGGCTGCAGCGCCATTGCCAAGGGTTACAAGCGTGCAGCTTTTGCAAAAGATAAAAACTGGACCGTAGGCCGTATCAGGGTCCCCCTTAACCTGAGCGAGAAGCTGGGGAATCTTCGCAGGATATATCTTGGTGTTGTCGCCAGCGTAAGTAGTTCGGGGATCACCCTTACCAGTGGTCTTGCAATCGACGCCAGTTCAGCGACGACCCCGGCTGTCCTGCTTGCCGATGGCTACACCCTGGCCAGTGGCTCTCGAATCTGGATCGACAACCCCAACGGCCCGGACTGGAGGGCCACGCTGACCGGCTCTGCCTGGAGCAGCTCGACGCCTGCGGTGATCAACACCACCGGAGAGCCCCTTCAGGCCACCACGAACGCCCCTGCGGGCACTGCCGCTGTTGGCAGGCGGGTCTACATTCGCCGGGTCGTTGACACCCGTTCAGTGGCCGAGCGGAGGGTGTCCCTCCTACTGAACAACACCGCCAGCGCTCGACTGCCCCAGCGCGATTCGGTGCTCCAGACGGATCCCGCTCGATCTGGTGGTGCGATCAGCCGCGTCCTCGCACCTGGCGGCGAGGAGGTTCTGATTGTTTCTGGCGTTGGCGTTGGCGAAACCCCTGGCAGCGGGGTTGCGAAAACGGCTGAGATAACAATTCGTCGCGGCGCTCCCAGCAAAGCCTATGATACAAATGCAACTTTTTACCGGCAAGGGACTGTAGTTCGCCACCAAGGTAAGCACTGGCAAGCAAAGAACGATCTGATCAGTTCTGGTGCATCGCCTGATCCGCGATTCTGGGGTGAAGTGTTTGTTCACATGCCAAGCGCCTTCAACCCAGAGGATCCGATCAGTCAAGAAACTCCGATTTTGGTACTCGACACAGATACCAGCGACAGCGAAGATTCGACAACCCTTGGTATCAACTGGACAACCGCATGGACGGCTGCGGGTCCAATCCGTGACCAGTATCGGGCAAGTACCGACTACCTCGGGGCGTACGCTCTTTTGCGTGCCCTCGGCTTTACAGAATCTGCGGCGCACAACGCACTTGTGCCAAAGGTTCAGCAAGTCCGTGAGCTGGATCCCTCCAGTTCGCTTGATTTTCCTGTCGCTCCCGCTGGTGGAGCTGCTACTGGACTTGGCAGCTGGGCGGTGGAGTTTAGAAGGCCGTCAACAATCCGCCTCTACAACCATCAATGGGAGTGGGCTGGATACGGAAACTACTCAAAAGCAATGCCTGCCGTCCAGCAGGACATGAGTGAATTCAACAAATTCACCTATTACTTTACAAACGCTTTTGGCGGCAGAGTAGTTCCAAAAGGCAGTAACGAAGACGGCTACGAGGTTTCGCCGCGTGGCCTCGAAGATATTGCGACCGGATCAACCATCAGCCCAGAGGATCTTGGCGGTCTTGGTATTGACGATGCCCAAAGAACTGACTTCCCAAATGGCATCCAGGTCGGCGCAACGGCCTTAGTGCAGGATCTTGAGATAAGCGGTCTTGTAACTTATTCCGATCAATCGCTTGCGAAGACCACCAGGAATGGTGCTGTTCAGCTTGCCAGCTACGAGGAGCTAACGGAGACCACCGACATCCCCATTGCAGGCAGCGATGCCTCGATTGAGGCACTGCCTCATGTTGTGACAATTGGCGGCCTTAATCGTTGGACAATTACTCAAAGCCTGATCAATGCCAGCACCGATGTAATTCCTGTTTACGTTCGGCAGGGAGCGACTAACAGAAACCTTGACCAGATGCTGGAAAATCCGCCAACTGACAAGGCATTCGCTGTTCCAACCTTGGCTAGGGCGGCTGAGTACGCCAACGCCATAATCGGAAGCGGGAATCGCACCGCAGAGATCAGGATTGCAGCCGGCCTTTACAGTCCTGGGTCGGTCTGGGAATGCAATGTCAAGTTTGTAGCATGGAACGCAGACCACACTGCGGTCAAATGGGCAAGCAACAGCCTTGGCACCAATAGTACGCCAAACAACTATTTTGATGGCACTGGTTACTACGATTTAGATGGATTCGACGACTTTACTTGTGTAAACTTCCACTCTTTTGCGATTAGTCTTGATTCCAACTCGGAATCCGGTGGCTCGCTTCAGGTAAACTGCATTCCGCTTAACATGCGATTCGCTCGGGGTTTTGACTTTGAGGGCGGATTTCACTTTCTTGGCCTACCGCACGTCATCCGTGCGGTAGCCGAAGGTAGGCTGGCGGCTACCGATCTTGTTTACAATTCTACTGGATTTGTCTATCCGCCGACAAGTTCTTACACGACAAACACAACCACAAACGTAGACACCTTGCTCAATGAAATATGTAAGGCAAACAATAGGAATCCCGACTACCGACCTTATACTGCAAGCCACCTGTTTGTAATTCTTGGTGGCAAATCTGATACCTGCGTTATCAGGGATTGTGTATTTGGCCCCGGCCTGCCAAGCCGAAAAGATTCGCTCGGGGGGACCCGTGGGGCACTGATCGCTAT